TTTAGTTGCACTTTACATAAAGTTGTAGATGGAGTAACTAAATACACATTCAACATCATGGATCGTGAAGAAGGATTTAATGTTGCTCTTGTAGAAGAAGAGTGGGAACAGTTAGAAGATAACGGATTTGATATAACTGTATTAATTGGTAACGGAGATCCATTCAATCCTGAAGGAGACTCCTAGATTTGTAGTGGGTTTATTGACTTAAGGCACTTACTACTTAAGAAAAATTAACTGCTCGTTTTCTGACGATCAACATTTAGGCAGAGGTGTTTGACGAGTCTCGACCACTCGGATCAAAGAAAACAGTAAAGAGTTGTGTAGTGCAGTAGAGAAGCCACATCATAATGTTCTCTACAAGTTAATTTCACAGTAAACCCACTATTTTTCCATTCACTATGACCTATTACACAAGTGTAACTTCTACTACTGGCAGTCCATTAAGGAAATTACATTTGTTTTGGGTTTGTGAGCCTGGAAGAAAAGGAAGAAACTTAAGAACTTGGGGATATACAAAAGAGGAAGCTTACGAAAAAGCAAAAGCATTACACCCAACCGCATCTATCCTTTGGAAAAAAGAGCTATAATCGTTAATTTTTGTTACAATTATTGTGTAGGGCTTCTATGGGTTTCTAAGCAAAATTATCCAAATTAAGTCAAATTGAGACAAGCAGACAAACAAGAACTATCAGAAACTATCAGAACATCCTTGCAAGATCTTTCAACATTTAGCTCATATCCATGTGTGACGCTGTAGACGATGTTTAACAGATGTATGACATTCTTTAAGAAAAAAGCCATTCAAATCAACTGCGTTGCAAGCGAGTTTACGTTTTTTAGGCTATATTTGATATAGAAATGCGATTACTCCGCTAGGTCTTCGCTTCAAACAACTAAGCACTTTGGTTTTTGCCAAGGTGCTTTTTTGCGTCTTAGATCTTATTCGGCTACTATTTAAGAACTCCTAGCGGAGTGTATTTTATTTCTATTAAATTTCTAATGTTTTTAAACTCAACTGACCCTTCCGCAAGGGATGGATTCTTTAGTGTGCGTGATTTTTTAGAGAAGGCATACAACATTAATTTAGAAGATAGACATTCTGCTCTTTTTGGTTCGGTCATATCAACAAAATGGAGATACGACAAAGACGGAGAGCCTAAAGTTGGAAAAGAAAAAATTAATGGAGTAATGAGAAATGTTTTTATTTATCCATTCACTTGGTTAGAAGAAATTGTTACTTATTACATGAATAGAGATATGAATTTTTTTTTAAACTCTTAAAAGGAAATAGGATAACTAAGAAATTTCTGCAAACTGCTCTACATGGTGGTAAACTCCTTAAGGGAAAGTGTGTTCAATTAGATTTTATGTCATTAGTAATAGATGTTAATAGTAAGCCACCTGTAGCAGTAAGACAAGATGCCTTAGCCTCACTACGATCTAGCTCATTGGAAAGAGATGATTCTGGTGAATTTCGGATATATACAGATGATGAGGGAAATAATTACTATTCTGTTACTACCATTCTAAGCAATACGGAACCTGAAGCTAAAAGACGAGCACTAGAAAAGTGGAAGTCAAAGCCAGGGAGTGCCGAAGATTTAGAAATTGCCTGTAACCGAGGAACGATTACTCATGAAAATTGCGAATACATCCTCAAAGTTGCATCAAAGATCAACATCAACATTTGCAATGCAAAGAACAATTGGAGAGTCTACGATGATGGATTGGCAAGAGGCCCAAAGGCAATCACAAAAAAGTGCATTCAAACTGCGAAAAGCAGACAGAATAAAGTCCATTGGACAGCTAGAAAATATGCGTCAGTATTGGCCGATTGGATAGAGGAGAACGTAGCCGCCATTCATGCTAGTGAATTTTCCATTCATCATCCAATAGGATTTGCTGGTCAGTCGGACGCATTGATTGACTATAAAAAGAATGGAAATCTATGTATATTAGATTTCAAAACAAGTGGATCATTAAAACCAAAACCAGATGCTTGGTTAGATAATTATCGTTTGCAATTAAGTTCTTATGCCTGGGGATTAGAGCAACAAACAGGAATAAAACCAGCAATGGGATTAATAGTAATTGCCAGAGAAAATGGGTATCAAGTTGTGGAACTCAATACCCTTGAATTAGCAGGAGGAAGAATATTATTTGAGGAACGTCTAAATCAATTTAAAGCTCAACTTTCCTCGTAGTCTTCAAAGATCCAATCGTCCATTTTTTTAGCTTGAATCCCTTCTTTTAAATCTTGCTCTGCCTTCCATTTTTCTAAATTTTTCAAACCTATTCTTTCTTTAAACTTATCTAAACAAAAAAGTTGTTTATCAAAAGTTTCTAAAAGTTTTTCATCAATAACAGGTAAAAGAGTTTTCAAAGTTATTTCTGTAACTGTAATTAATTCAGTTAGTAATAAGTAATCGTGTGGAGAGAGATGAGAAACATTAGTTTGATCAAATTTATCCATGTGAACAGTAAGAACTGACTCTGCTCTGGAATGAACAAAGCCAATAATTTCAGCAGCAATTTCTAAAGACTCAGCAGAAGAAAGATGATGATCAAAAATGTTTTCAGAATGTTTGTTCATTAGTTTTCCTCTTCTTGAATGTTTGTAATTTCATAATTTCTCAAAACGATTTGATGATTTAAATAAAATTGTTCTTTTAAAATGTCTATATATTCTTGTTTATTGTTTGCTTCGTAATTATTAATATCAAACTGACAAATAATAGTTGAAGAAAAAGATTTCATTTAAACCTCCTCTGAGCAACAAGGACATTCTGGAGCGTGAACAGGTCTACCAGAGAGAACAGAAACGAGAATAAGGATTGCAAGTTTTGAAGCAGGTTGTTCTTTGGTACACATCAATATTGTTTCAGAGTTACCGAAATGAAGACCATCTTCAAAGCAAGCTACAAAGGTGTCATCATCATTTTTAACTTGAAGTAAACCAAAACCTATTTGTTCTGGATCGTCTTTATGAGAGACATAAGAAAGGTGAAGGCCATCAAGTTCAATACCAGCAGCTTCAAGACCGCAGATAATATGTTCTGAGAAAGAATGAGCGTTATCGCCGAGAGTGATTTTAGATTTAGTCATTGGATCTGTTCGAGAGTTTTAATAATTTCCTTTTTGATATAAGGAATTTGTTCTTCTTGGTTCGTAGGCAAGAAGACAGTAATTTGCCTATCTGCTAATTCGCAGAGAACATCTAAAACTATTTCTAGTTTGTCTAAAGTGTTATCAGTCATGACTTAAGCTCCATTTTTTGATCGTAAGCTTGTTGCCATCTCTCATCAGCAGATAAAGGTGGTTCTGTTGTGTAATAGTCTTCAATAGCTGCATCAATAGAGGCATCTAATCGTTCTATAACAGCTTGTCTTAGCTTTGGATCGTTAAACTGCTCAATCGTACAAGTGCTATAAACTTCGCAACAGAAGTCAGCTAGTGGATATTGATATATATCCATCTCATCAGGATAATTTTCATCAAAATGGAATAGCCAATCTCCATCAATATGTAAGTTTTTAGGATCTGGAACGTCAAAGCCAGCACGTTCAGCAAAAGCGATACAAAATTGTTTGTCAATTTTGGGAGATGAAATTGTCATGTCAAAATGTCAGTTAGGATTTTTGAAGTTTTTTAAGTTTTTGTAAAAGTTCAGTTAATTCCTTAATTCGAGGAATTTTAGAAGGCAAGTCACCTTTATCATCAATAACTTGCTCCATCTCGTTATTAATTTGATCAATTAATTTCGTAGTAGTTTTGCCAGTTTTGCATTCCCTAGAAGTAGAATCATTTTTGCCAAAATCTCTTTCGTTGTAACGTATCCATCTATAAGCAGTTCTAACAGAAATAGAAGGTATTCTTTTATCTGGATCGTTTGGATCAACGTCAGAATAATTTTCTAATAGTTCCTCAACTAAATCTTTTTTATGAACTGTTTTAACTTGAAAGCCATCCTCGTCTAAAGAATCGTTATAAATTTCGGAGATAATTGCATTTATCTCAAATTTATTTGGTTCGTAAAGATATTTCATTAATCAACACCTCTACCAACAATAAATACGGGTTTAATCCAAGTTAAAACTCTTTGTTTTCTACCTTTACCTTGACATACATGCCTCATATGTCCCCTACGCCAATGAGATCTAGGAGATTTGCCTTGTTCTGGAACGTAATCAGGAGGATATTCGTATCTTATTTTCTGTCCCTCATAACTTTCACCTAACCAAGTTGAAGGTTTAGGAGGATTTGTATCATTAAAACCTCTACCACCTAATAAAGGAGATTGTTGAGTTATATATTCTGGTTGATGATCCATTAAGAGGATAGAATTGGCTGCAATATTTAAAAGATTTTTACCAATAGATTCGTTAGGAGCATTTTTCATTTTTAAAAAATTTGTTCCATCATTTACATCTTTTGGATGTTGTTCATCAGCAGGTTTATTTTCGTCATAATCAAAATTTACATTTTTATCACTAACAATAATTTGCCAATCTCTAGTCCCTTCTTTCCATATAAAATCTCCAACACACCAACCAGCTTGATTAGATAAAGCAATCATTTTAAAACCAGCTTCAAATATATTTAGTCTTGGATCGTCAGGAACATAATTATCTTTATTTAATACAGCTTTAACGCCTTGAACTGCTTTAGGGTGATCTTTCCAACTATTAGCTAATATATCTAAAGTTCCTAAATATGCTTTATGAGACATAACAATTATCGTATAAAAATCATCAGTAATACTATTTTCTTCAAACGTCATCATTGAATTAGATACAGTACTTTTAGGCAACATAAAAGTATAAACAGGATAAATATCATTAGGTGGAGCATCAAAACCTTTAAAATCTGTTCTAGCTAAATCTTCTGTTATTGCTCTAGTTAAATATATTGGTTGTAAATTAGAAGTTAATAAAGAACTAGATAAAATAATAGTTTGTTCAATAGAGCTAAGTAAATGTAATTCATCATCATTTTTCTTAGCCATACTTTTAGCTAAATCTAAAAGCATTGGTTCTGCTTGAAATTGTAGTAACCAATTATTAACCCAATCCCAACTTGCATACCCTATTGGACTCTTATAATTGCCAATCTTATGTTTAAATTGTTCATATACATATTTATCTTTATTTCTTCTATTCCAGTAATCAATTAATGCTTTGGTACGTTTACCATTTGAGTTTAAATAACAAAAATCAAAATTAACATCACCTAATAGTCCATGACTAAAAGATACTGAAGGATCATTATGATTTTTAATTTTCTTACCGTGATACCTATAACTATCACGTCTTTGGTTATGGAAACCACCTTTAGGAGGATGAAATTGTGAAGTCATTGTGTAAACTCCCAACTGCCAACAGTATTACCGTTTAAATCTCTTATACGGCCTTTCATATGCTCTTGTGGTTCGATATATCCTATGTCCTGTAATTTATTTTCTATTGATTGTAAAATCCTACAGATTTCGATACCTGTAAGATCATCATCAAAAGCTGCATTATCGCAGTTGATAGAAACATTAAAATTCATGATTAATAGCTCCTAGATATATACTGTTCTTCTTCTAATTGATCGAATATATATTGCCCATTTTCTGAAAGATTTTCATAGCTATGGCATAAGCTAGGACGGAACTTAAATTTTTCTTCCATACGACATCTTCTAGCGTAATTAGGATCTAAGGCTCCTGAATAGAATTGAGTAAACCAAAGATGATAAGCCTCATAAATGTCGAAACGATCAAAGTACATGATGATTAATTAAAAGGTGAATTAGGTCTAATTACAAATTGATATTCCCAACAATCGCAAGCTAAAACTCCAAATGAACTTGCATCATGATCTTTCATAAAATGACTTTCAATTACTGCATTTTTATCACTTGGAACGTGAGCTGTATTCATATATAAATGTTGGTTCCAATAGTTAACAAAAGAATCAAGTTCTTTTTCTTCATCATCATCTAAACCTGAATAATCTCCATTAACTAAAGCACTGCCCCAAAAATCAGGCAGTTTAAAAGTTAACCACTTCATTTCTGATTGAGTAGTAGTTGAAGGGATCATTTGTTGATCCCTTGAATATCTCTGAGTTTTTTTGGCTCAAAGTGAATTTCTCTCTCAATGCCTAGCATTAATTGAGGATGCTTTACAGATTCCAATTCATCTACAGAGAAATAACCTAATTCTGGGAAATCACCATCAACGAAACCAAAACATTCGTTTGTTTTTGGATCGTATTCTGTTACGTACCATGTCCAGCTATTCCAAGGGCAGAAAAATTTAGCGTAGACAGTAGCGTTATCGCCTTTATTGTCTTGAGCGTATAAAGGTGGAATTTTCTTTTTTAAGGTTTCAGTTAAAAGTTTCATAATGGGAATTGTTTTTAACAATTCTATGATAGTCTCTTAATGACAAAATAACAAGTAAAGTGTCACAACTTAAAAATTTCATTCATCAGCATGGAGTCGAAGCTCTAAACTTAGAACTTCAAAAAAAATCATTCATGACGAATAATCCTGAACGCCTTGAGCCATTCAATAGCCTAAAAGCCATTCATCAGGATGATTGGGATTTCATCCTCAATGACGAACTAAAGAAAAAAAATAAATTTCTTTATCAACGCCTTATGCTCACTCGCTACGAAAATTGCTAAGAAAAAAAAAAAAAAAAAAAAAAAAAAAAAAAAAAAAAAGTTCAGAAAAATTCTGAACTTTTAATTTTAACGTACTTTTTTAATTAATCAAATCCTCAAAGGTATTAGATCTTCAATTTCTTGTTGATCGACTAACTCTGCGGGTTTGTTTAAATTTTCTGTAGAAACTCCGAAAGTCTCACAGAAAAAATTGAGTGTTTGCGTAATGTGTTTTTCTGTCGTCCTGGTCGTGCCTTTGTTGTAATAGTTTTTGGATCGTAAAAATGATCCATCTTCTAACCTTGCCAAAACTGGAGTTTCGTAACTGTATAGAATTTGAACATTGCCCAAATCTAATAAAGTCCGATTGCTTCCTAGCTGTTTGATCATTTGACTCATAATAAGAAAAAAAGAAATGGAACCCTAGTGACTAGCTAGGGTTTTCAATAGTAATAGCCTAAAGACTGACGCTTTATTGATACCAAGCGAAAGAGCAATTTTATTTAATTGCTCTTTTTCGTAACTGTTAAGCATTACTTTAACTTGATACTCTCGCTTGCTCATCTTTAGTTAACTCCAATACTCATTAGAGTTAATTTGTCTTGGATTCTTTCGGGTATTTCTCTAGGAAAAATCTCCGAAAGATAAGGAGCGAAAAACTGCCTCCAAAATTTTTTAGTCTTCCTTTTGTTGGAAAGATGACGGTTAAAAAATCCCGTTGGAGTTCCTCCCCTTATTTCTAAATGGTCAGAATAAAGAACATACATTAACTGTAGAATCTGGAATCTTGTGAACTCCAGCTCTGTCCCATTGTCGAGATGTTCAATAATGATCAGCTCGCTTTTTGGTTCGTAAACAGTAGCAGACATTTTTTTATTCCTCCCAAGGTGTAACAGGTTCGAAAGCTTGCGAAAGCTTCTTGATCTCTTCGCCTTGTGTGTAACCGTTTGTATGGTCAAAACGATTGGCAGGTAAGGAACGAAAAGCAGCAACAGCATTGGAAAATTCTTCAATCCTGACTAGCAAGATTACGTCCTTTTCTTCTGTTCTGTTGGTTAGCTTTACCTTTCTTTCGTTAACTCCTGCTCCGTTTTCTTCTTCGACTATCTCAAAGATAAAAGCTTCGGAACCGTGCAGGAAGTCTCCGCACTCGCTTTCGTAAACTAGCTGCTCCTTTTTTCTGATGTTCATAATGAATGATGAATGAATGAGAAATTAAGAATGGAAAATATTTGTAGAGCTGTTTTTATTCTTTTAGCTTTAGCACGTTGCCAACTGGTAAAAGCTGGCTCTGGAGCTGCTGCTTTAAGATTTCGCCACAGATTCTATTAAGAATGTGGTGATTTGCTCTAACTGGTTTTCTAGATTCTTATCTGGAAAAGTTTTTAATCCTCTCCCATTGATTTAATTCTACCATAATCTTATACAAATTACAACCATCTTAATAATTTAATTTCTAAAATATTTTTTCTATCAGATTACTTTAGCTTGCCAATTAATTGTAGACGTTAGCCGATTATGATAACAACTACTCCAATAGGTAGACGTATTAGGGGGGATGGCTCCGAAAAGTAGACGTACCTGAACACGTCCCCCTGAACCTAAATATATATCCGAAACTAAGTTCTACGTGATTATGGTAAGTCCTGTTTAGATTCGACTTTTATAGAGAGTTCAGGAGCTTGAATACTGACATGTTCAACACTTTCTCCTATAACCCTACCTATAGAATCGAGTACTTGAGCAGCAGTTTGTAATTGCCCCTTCCGTATAGCTTTTTCATAAAGTCTAAGTCTTGCTGCTTGAAGACGAGATAACATATTTTCCCTATCTTTTTGCCAATCTTCTTCATTCCAAGCATTAACTTGTTTCCAATCGCTCCAACCTGTTGCAACTGAAACACCTTCTTTACTTGCATGATCTATAACAAGTTGCCTAGCTGGTAAACCTTCCAACTGCCTTCTATAAAGTCGCTGCTGCCTAGCTTCCACTAACATTCTAGGATTCTTATTCCCTACAGTTCGCCTAGCCTCCTTCTTTTCTGGTACGGGTGCAGCATCAAAGCTGTTAAGACATGAATCGGTCACAGACGCAACTCAAAATAACGTTATTAATAGGATAATAACCTTTTACAAGCGTTTTGGAGTAAAAATAGGGGGGTATCTATAAAAAACCTTTAAAACTAATAACTTATGGCTGTAAAAACCGCACCAGAAATAAATTTAAGATGGGCACAAGGCGAAGTATTTAATAGTGAAAAACGCTTTCGAGTCTTAGTAGCAGGTCGAAGATTCGGCAAATCATATTTAAGTTGTATCGAACTTCTTCGTGGAGCGATTAGCAAGCCAGGAGAAACATTTTTTTATTGTGCTCCGACCTATCGGATGGCAAAAGATATTGCATGGAAAGCATTAAAGAAGTTAGTGCCAAAAGTATGGATACAGAGCAAGAATGAGACAGATTTGAGACTCGATCTTGTTAATGGATCGTCAATTGAGTTAAAGGGAACAGAAAATGCAATGGCATTGAGAGGTCGAAGTTTGTCAGGTGTTGTTTTAGATGAAGCTGCGTTTATGGGAGCTGAAGTATGGTTTGAAGTTATAAGACCTGCGTTGGCAGATAAGCAAGGTTGGGCATTATTTATTAGTACACCAGATGGAACTGCTAGTTGGTTTTATGATTTGTGGTGTTATTGCAAAGAAGATCCTACAGAAGAGTGGAAAAGGTGGTGTTATACAACAATTGAGGGGGGAAACGTACCAAAAGATGAAGTTGAAGCAGCCAGAGCACAATTAGATGAGCGTACATTCAGGCAAGAATTTGAGGCCAGTTTTGAAAATTTAACTGGATTAGTGGCTGTTAGTTTTGGCGATGACAATATTTCAACGGTTGCAGAAGATATAAGTATTGCCCCATTACTTTTAGGAGTTGACTTTAACGTAGATCCAATGTCAGGGATATGTGCGGTAAAGAAGGACGATACGTTATATGTTTTCGATGAAATAATTATGACAGGAGGGGCTACAACATGGGATTTTGCTGAAGAGGTTACACGCCGTTATGGAATAGATAGAAGGGTTATAGCCTGTCCTGACCCTACTGGAGGAGCAAGGAAGACTGCTGGTGTTGGAGCGACAGATCACAGCATCCTTAGACGAAGTGGATTTAACGTATCTGCACCGAAAGCACCCTGGAAAATTCGAGATAAAATTACAGCAGTTAATACAGCATTATTTGATGCAAATAATGTTAGAAGAACATTTATTCATCCAAGATGCAAGGAATTAATTAAGTCATTAAGGACTCTAACCTATGCCCCCAACACAGGTTTACCGAATAAAAATCTTGGTGTTGACCATGCTTTCGATGCTTTCGGTTATTTATGTTTACAACAATTTAATTTAGCCAAACCAGAAACCCTCGGACAGACAGGTTACAGGATCTATTGAGTCATTTAGACTGTAGGCAATGTTAAGTGTTTTAAAAGTTAGATGACATACTCTGTACCAGGGGCAATTCGTACAAATGTTGTTAGCCAAACCTATTTAGGTGGGGGTGATAATCCATTTTCTAAAACGAGAGCTGTTTTAGATATGACAAAGGCGTGGGAAATAATGAAAGCTGTTACTTATGGGACTGAATATTTAAGGCAAAATTCTGAAGCATTTTTACCATTAGAACCGAGGGAAGATTATGACGCATATTTATCAAGAGTTAACCGTTCTGTTTTTTCTCCTTACACACAAAGATTAGTCAGAGCTGCAACAGGTTTAATTCTTCGTAAACCAATTACCGTTTTAGGCGATCCATATTGGACAGATGTGTTTGTTAAGGATGTTGATGGTTGTGGATCGGATTTAGATGAGTATGCAAGAAGATTATTAATTTGTGCGTTGACCTATGGACATAGTAATACTCTTGTTGATTTTCCTGCCCCAACAGGAGCAAGAAGTCTTGCAGAAGAAAGGAATCAAAATCGTAGACCGTATTGGATTGAAGTTGATCCAGCAAATATTTATGGCTGGAGACTAGATCGAGAGGTTAATTATGGAAAATTGATACAAGTAAGAATTGCAGAACAAGCTGTTGTACCTGAAGGAGACTTTGGAGAGAAAGTTTTTGATCAAATCAGAGTAATTGAGCCAGGTCAATACAAGATTTATAGGAAAAAAGAGACAACAAAAGATATGTACACGCAAGATGAAAGTTTTGCAGGTAATTTTGATTCTCCTGCTGATGAAAAAGACTACGATTTAGTTGAATCAGGTGAGTTTTCGTTAGGTGAAATACCGTTAGTAACTGTTTATGCAGGGAAAACAGACACAATGACAAGTAAACCACCGTTATTAGATATTGCGTATTTAAATTTGGCACATTTTCAACGTCAAGCTGACTTGATTCATAGTTTGCACGTTGCTTCACAACCTTTACTTGTTATGGAGGGTTGGGACGATCAAACCAAAGATATGGCTATCAGTGTTAACTATGCAATGGCGACCCAACCAGGAAATAAAGTTTATTATGTAGAGCCAGCCGCTAGTGCATTTGAAGCACAGGCAGCAGAAATACAAGAATTACAGTTGCAAATGGCAACTTTAGGAATTAGTACGCTTTCACAGCAAAAATTTGTTGCAGAATCAGCAGATGCTCGCCGATTAGATCGTGTAGATACAAATTCAATGCTTTCGATGGTTTCTTTGGATTTAGAACAGAAAATGCAAAAAGCGTTTAATTTATCGGCTGATTATCTAGGTTTAGAACCACCAGAAATTAAAATTAGTCGTGATTTTGATATTGATAGGCTAATCGGTCAAGATATAACAGCTTTGACCTCACTATTTGATCAACAAGTGATAGATAGGGAAGAATTTAGAGATATTTTAGTGCAGGGTGAGGTATTACCTAATGCAAACGAAGCTGAAAACAATTAATAGACTAGAATAATAAGGAAATACTATTTTTACCATGCCTTCTGTAGAGTTAGTAGACGGAAAATGGGTTTCCGTATCAGGTGTTCGGGCAACTGATCTAGATGCTGGAAAAGTTGTATCTACACCAGAAACAACAACAGCACCAGCTCCCGCAGCAACCCCTAAAGCAACAAAAACTACTACTCCTAAAAAAACTGACGCTTAATTATGGAAGAAAAAGTCATCCAGCCTGAGTCCGTGACTCCTGCTGAGCAGCCCGTGGTTGCTAAAGCTGACGAAAACCAAGCTCAAAATCAAGAACTTGATCGTATCAGGGTTGATTATGAGCAACAAATCTCTTCGTTGAAAAAAGAACTTTCAACAGCTCAAGAAGATCGTTTAGGTGTAAAACGTAAGCTAACTGAGGTTTATGACCAACAAGAAACCAAAAGAAAAAAAGAGCTTGAAGACCAAGGGCAATGGAAAGACTTATGGGAAGAAGCCAACAAAACAGCACAAGAAAAAGACATACAAATAAATACTTTAAATGAAGAATTAAAGAACTTAAAAAGTTCTAATGAGACTGCAAACATTAAGACTTCGGCACTTTCAGCAATCAGTAATTCTGGTGCTGTAAATGCAGAACAAATGCTATCTCTTCTTCAAGATAAACTTAAAAAGAATGATAATGGCGAGGTTGTTGTACTTAACAAAGGTATTGAGCAAGACTTAGGAACTTACATAGGGAACCTAAAAAATCCTGGTAGTGGATGGGAACACCACTTCAAACCTAGCTCTGCTGCTGGTATGGGTGCAAAACCAACCCCTACATCAAATGTCTCTCCAGGCATGACTAATCCCTGGAAAGAAGGTAGTATTAACTTAACAAGGCAAATGATCCTTGAGAGTTCTGAACCTGATCTTGCAGCCGTGCTCAAGAAAGAGGCCAGTAATTCTTAGTTAGCGTCCGTGACGTTAA